AAGTGTTACGTAATGAGGTTAAATCCGTTGCTAACGTTACTGATAAATTAGACGGCACAATAGATAAACTAACTGAAATATCAGGTAGTATAAAATCTATGTTGGCTGTACACGAAGAAAAAATATCAAAATCTGAAGAAGTTGATAAAGCAATATTCAACCTACTAGAGAGTCGTAGAACAGAAAGTGAAAACAAGTTTGAAGATTTACATAGTAGATTAAATAAATCTGTGTCTAATTTAAGAGATGAATTAGAACTTGCAGAAAAGCGTATCAGCTGCGACATAAAAGAAATTAAAGTAAATCTGAATGATAGAATAGGTGTATTAGAGAAATATAGATGGATTATTATAGGTGGGGCAATAGTAATAGGACTGTGGGTTCCTGAAGTATTAGACCTGTCATTTTTTCTCAAATAGCTTGACAAATTTGTATATATAGTATATACTGTTTATTATGAGTGGTTACATTGATTTAGATTACATCAGCAAAATACAGCCTAGATTACAACAGTTTAAAAAGAAAAGAGATTATCTTTACAATTTTAGATGTCCAGTTTGTGGTGACTCTAAAAAAAGTAAAACAAAAGCAAGAGCATATTTGTACAGAGTAAAAACAGATATGTTTTTCAAATGCCATAATTGTGGTTCAGGCCTCAACTTGGCAAACTTAATAAAACTTGTAGATAGACCTTTATACGATCAATATGTTTTAGAGCGTTATAAAGGAAATAAACCAATAGGTGAAACAAACCTATTAGACAAGTTTAAAAATGATACTAAAGAAAGACTTAAATCTACACCTCTAAAAGGTCTAACAAACTTTAGTCAAATTGAAGACACACATCCTGCAAAACAATATTTGATAAAACGTCAAATACCTGAGCAGTTTTTTGATAGATTATATTATTGCGACAAGTTCCAAAACTATGTAAATAAGTTAAGACCTGGGACCTTTGATGAACTAAATAAAAACTATGAGCATCCTAGACTCATAATACCTTTTTATGATGTAGATGGTGAAGTCTTTGCAATTCAAGGTCGTGCTTTTGGTAAAGAAACACCAAAGTATCTGACTTTAAAATTTGATGATAGTAAACAAAAAATATTTGGATTAGAACGTGTAAATCTACAAAATAGATTATACATAGTAGAAGGTCCTATAGACAGTTTGTTTATAGATAATTGTCTTGCAGCTGCTGGTGCTGATCTACAATTACCAGTTGAAAAAAAAGATGTGGTGTTTATCTTTGATAACGAGCCACGAAACAAACAAATTATAGATAGAATGTATAGAGTGATAGAACAAGATTACGAATTGGTCATCTGGCCAGAAGGACAAATAGAAAAAGATATTAACGATATGATACTAAACGGCAAGACAAAATCAGATATTCAAAACATTATTTCAAACAATACCTATTCAGGTCTATCAGCACTAACTCAATTAAATTCATATAAACGTTGTTAAGGAGAACACATGGTACAAAAAGATGAAGCTATTTCTGTCAAAAAACGTAACGGTAGAGGATTAGAACAATTAGATATAGATAAAATCCATTCAATGGTAGAATATGCAGTTGAAGATATTGCTGGTGTTTCTTCTTCACAGGTAGAAATGAATAGTGGTTTACAATTTTATGATGGTATAACTACAGATGAGATACAACAAATTTTAATTAAGTCAGCTGCAGACTTGATAAATCTAAATGCACCTAACTATACCTTTGTTGCGGCTAGACTTTTATTGTTTAGTTTAAGAAAACAAATATTTCATAAGTTATGGGATCACCCACACTTTTATGACCATGTTAAAAAGACAGTTGATCTAAAAATGTATGATGAAGAAATCTTAAAAAAATATGAAAGAAAAGATTTTGATAGAATGGAGAACTGGATAAGCCATGAAAGAGATTATACATTTACATATGCAGGTTTAAGACAAGTTATTGATAAGTACCTGGTACAAGATAGATCAACAGGACAAATATATGAAACGCCACAGTTTATGTACATGATGATTGCGGCTACATTATTTGCAAATTACCCTACAAACAAAAGGATGACATATGTTAAAAAATATTATGATGCTATTTCAACATTTAAAATCAATATACCAACGCCTGTTATGGCGGGTGTTAGGACGCCAATGCGACAGTATGCAAGTTGTGTACTTGTTGACGTGGATGACACCTTACCTAGTATTTTTTCTAGCGATATGGCCATAGGCCGATACGTTGCACAAAGAGCAGGTATTGGTATTAACGCAGGTCGTATTAGAGGTATCAATAGTAGAATTAGAGGTGGTGAAGTACAACACACAGGTGTTATACCATTCCTCAAAAAGTTTGAGTCAACTGTTAAGTGTTGTACTCAAAATGGTGTAAGAGGTGGTAGTGCAACAGTACACTTTCCTATTTGGCACCAAGAAATAGAAGACATTATTGTTCTAAAAAACAATAAAGGTACCGAAGATAATAGAGTTAGAAAGTTAGACTACTCTATACAACTATCAAAATTGTTTTATGAAAGGTTTATAAATGACGAAGAAATTACCTTGTTCTCACCACACGAAGTGCCAGAGTTGTACGAAGCTTGGGGTACTAAAGAATTTGACGCCTTATACGAAAAAGCAGAAAGAAAAACAAGTGTCAAAAGAACAAAAATTAGAGCACAAGAGCTCTTCTTTGACATCTTAAAAGAAAGAGCAGAAACAGGTCGTATTTACATTATGAATATTGACCACGCAAATGAACACTCATCATTTAAAGATAGAGTTTACATGTCAAATCTTTGCCAAGAAATAACTTTACCTACTGATCCTATTCAACACATTGACGGTGAAGGCGAAATTGCTTTATGTATTTTATCTGCCATTAATGTTGGTAAGATAAACAAAAGAGATGAACTAGAACCATTATGTGATTTAGCAGTAAGAGCGCTTGATGAAATTATAGATCATCAACAATATCCTATTGTTGCAGCTGAACAATCTACAAAAGCAAGAAGAAGTTTAGGTATTGGTTATATTGGTCTTGCTCACTACCTTGCAAAGAAAGGTTACAAGTATAATCAAAAACTTGCATGGCGACAAGTAGATAAACTTACAGAGGCATTTCAATTTTATCTATTAAGTGCAAGTATGGAAGTTGCAAAAGAAAAAGGTAAATGTAAATATTTTGAAAGAACAAAATATGCAGATGGTATTTTACCTATTGATACTTACAAAAAAGATGTTGACGAATTAGTTAAAAGAGAATATTCTTACGATTGGGAATGGTTAAGAAAAGAAATAAAAGAACATGGTTTAAGACATAGTACACTATCAGCACAAATGCCTAGTGAGTCATCATCTATTGTTTCAAATGCAACTAATGGTATTGAACCACCTAGAGATTATTTAAGTATTAAGAAAAGTAAAAAAGGTCCTTTAAAACAAATAGTGCCTGAATATAGTAGATTAAAAAATAATTATACTTTACTATGGGATATGCCTAACAATGAAGGTTATATTAATATAGTATCTGTTATGCAGAAATACTTTGACCAGGCAATATCAGGTAATTGGTCATACAATCCTGAACACTATGAGAATGGTGAAGTACCTATCTCTGTTATGGCTCAAGACCTTTTAAATACATACAAGTATGGTTGGAAAACATCTTATTATCAAAATACATATGACAGTAAAAAAGATGAAGACGAACCATCACATCCAGTAGGGTTCCACGATAATGTACCTGAAGAAAAGAAAGAGGAAGAGGATCAGGAAAACTGTGACTCTTGTACAATATAATGAACTTTGTAGCAAATATACCATATATAAAATGTTGGGTTAGAAAAGAATATTTACATGATTTAGAAAAAGGTCATGGTGAATTTGTTGAATGTGTTTTACTTGCAGTTAAATCAATGCAAGGTAGAGCATTAATGTTTGAAGCTTACATGCCAGATTATGGTGCATGTTTTGATAAATTTCCTTTATCTGCTTTTGTATGGAAAAAAGATATAAAAGAAGAAGAACAATTGTCTTTAGGGTCTATATCATTATGGGATGGTTTTTCTTATGATATACAGGTATGGTCTAAAAGATTGTTAAAAAATTGTGATGTACAGATTATGTTAAAAGGTGGTAAGAAAATGGGTGGTGAATATTTATTTACTATAGATAGTACCCATAGTGATCCTAATATTATAAATACATCTGTGTCCGAAGTACCTGCTGAACACAAACAACATAATTTTGGTAAACTTGATAATGGGCAATTCTTTGCTCAACCGAATAATAGAATGTTGTGGTTTGAACAATCATTAACACCTAAAGATTTAAAGACACCTGACTTTCAAGTGTCAACAAGATATTTCTTTAGTGAGCAGGAAGAGAAGTGGGCATTTGGTGATAGTAAAGATTTCTTTTATAAAGAGAAACAAAGATTTAGTGAAAAGTATAGGGATACAAAAAACGATCCATTTAAGGGAACATCAATAGAAGGGAAAGATTAGTGAAAACTGTATTTAACAAAGAAAAGAATTTAGACGCAACTAAACAACCTATGTTTTTTGGTGATGATTTAGCGGTACAAAGATACGATACGTTTAAGTACCCTTTGTTTGATAAGTTGACTCAACAACAATTAGGATACTTTTGGAGACCAGAAGAAGTATCTTTACAAAAAGATAGAAACGACTATGCTCAATTAACGGATGGTCAAAAGTTTATCTTTACATCTAACTTAAAATATCAAACTATGTTAGATAGTGTACAAGGTAGAGGACCTTGCCTTGCATTTTTACCTTTTGTATCTTTGCCTGAACTAGAAGGTGGTATTGTTGCATGGGACTTTATGGAAACAATTCATAGTAGAAGTTACACTTACATAATTAAAAATCTATACTCTGACCCTAGTGAAGTTTTTGATACAATTATTGAAGATCAAAAAATAGAAAAGAGATCGAAGTCTGTAACCGAGGCATATGATAAACTAATAGACCTAGGTTACAAATATAAATTAGACCCTAAATCAGTTGAAGAATATGAGTTAAAGAAAGCATTATGGCTTGCTCTAGTAACTGTTAATATACTTGAAGGTTTAAGATTTTATGTATCATTTGCTTGTTCATTTGCATTTGGTGAATTAAAACTTATGGAAGGTTCTGCTAAAATATTATCTTTAATTGCTAGAGATGAAAGCCAACACCTTGCAATGTCGCAAAGAATAATTAATAATTATAGAGGGTTTGAAAAAGACAAAGTAATGGATCAAGTAATAAAAGATACCGAAGAAGAAGTTTATAAGATGTATGATGACGCTGTACAAGAAGAAAAACGTTGGGCAACTTATCTATTCTCAAAAGGTTCTATGATTGGTTTATCAGAAAAACTATTACATCAATACGTAGAATATATTGCAAATAGAAGAATGAGAGCAATAGGTTTAGAACCTAAATATGAACAATCAATTAACATAAATCCACTACCGTGGACTGAACATTGGTTAAACAGCAGATCATTACAAAATGCACCACAAGAAACAGAGATTGAGTCTTATGTAATAGGTGGTGTTAAACAAGACGTTAAAAAGGATCAATTTAAAAAGTTTAAACTATAATGAACGAAGCAAAAATCAAATGTCCTCATTGTGAAGTAGAATACAAAATTAAATGGGACGAAGAAGCAGAACCATGTACTTGTCCTTTCTGTGGAGGCGACACTTCAATTACTGAAGATGACGCTATATTTAATGATGAAGAAGAACAAGACAGTTGGAATTGATTATAGTTTAAGTAGTCCTGCCATATGTGTGTGTAGAGGACCATTTAAATTAAGTAATTGTAAAATATATTATTTAACAAATGTAAAAAAATATGAAGGTGATTTTTATAATGGTAAAATAAATGGCAGACTACATCTACCCTATACCACCGAGACACAACGACACGACCAAATATCCAATTGGGCGCTTTCTGTTATTGGTACTTCTATTGGTAATATTTTTATAGAAGGTTATTCTTTTGGAAGTAAAGGACTTGTGTTTAATCTAGCAGAAAATATGGGCATACTAAAACATAAACTCTATGTTTTAAATAAAAGATTTAAAAGTATTGTACCAGGTAGAGTAAAAAAGAATGCTACAGGTAAAGGTAATGCAGACAAATTAAAAATGTATGAACAATTTGTTAAAGATACAGGTGTTGATCTAATGAAAGAGTTTGACCAAAACAAATTAAACAATCCAGTTACAGATATTGTTGACGCTTATTATGTTGCAAAGGCAGGTTATGATAGTTAATGGTAAAAGCTCTACTGTAGAAATATTTAAAGATAAAGGTTTCGTTTTAAAAAAGTTTAAACCAGATGTATCAAAAGGATATAGAGAAAGTGGATATCATAGTTGGTTAAGAGAAACAGAATGTTTAAAACGATTACAAGGTAATATTCATTTTCCTCAAATACTAAAAATGAGCCAAGATGATTTAACTATTAAGATGACTTATTGTGGTGAGAATTATGATGGTAAACCTAGACCCGAATTAATACCACAAGTATGGGAAATAAGTGAGGCATTAGAAAACGCAGATATAAAAATTTATACTGAACATATGCCATTTCTAGGCATGATGTTACATGATAAAACTTTAAAGATGATAGACTTTGAGTATGCCTTACCTGAAGGCAGTAACTACTTAGCAATATGGAACAAAGATCATATTGATTACGTTAGAAAATATTATAATATGCAATACTTTGAAGATAAGATGAAGATATGGCTCACAACAGGAGATCAAATCAAGTCTAATAAATATCAGGACAAACTACAAGAGGCAAATAGAATGATAAAAAATGAATGGAACAATTATCAAAAATCAAACGAAGGCAATAGTGCCAAGTGGAGAATTGATAATTTAGATTTAAGACAATACGCAGATAAAAGTAAAACATTATTAGACTTAGGTGCAAATCATGGTGAGTTTGGTGTTGAGTTAGCAAAAGACTTTATGCACGTATCAGCAGTAGAACCTGTTGTAGAAGCACCAAGTAACATGCCAGAAAATATGACATGGTTTAAAAAGACATTAAAAGAATTTTGTGCTGAACACAATGACACTTATGATGTTGTATTTTCATTTGCTATGACAATTCAAGTAAGAGATAATGATGGTCTAAATGAAGATGAAATTGCTCAAAGACATTATGATCTAGTAAAAGAAAAAGGCATGATGATCTACGAAACACAAAAGTTAGAAGGTAGACCTTTAAATCAAGCACACGTTGATAAGATGTTAACTGCTTTTAGAAGTAAATTTGGTAATGAAACATCTAGTGGTAATGCTAGAACAAGTGGTAAAAGAAAGTATTACATCTTTAAAAAATGATTCATGTTTTTTCAACTAAACCATCTTCAGATGAATTTTTACAAAACTTTGTAGAAACTAAAGAACATAAGTTTTATAAGTTTGAAGGTAAAGGTGGTGAAAAATTTTACGATAGACATTGGCCAGATTTTAAAACAATACCACAAGGTGATGAGGTTGCGTTTCAAGGTATTATAAGAAATACACATGATATAAAAAACTATTGTGTTGATAATAAAATAAAGTATTATTATTTTGACCAACCATATTTTTATATGTCAGGTTATGCAACACACGATCACTTTAATGATGTTTTTTATAGAGTGTGTATTAACAATACACAAAAGACATTTATAAGTCAAGCACAAAAATATGAAGATAGATATAAAGAGTTTTATAAAAAGTCACCAGAGGAAATTACTTTACATGACTGGAGAGAAAAAGGTGAACATATTTTAGTAATACCACCTAGTCACCATACGGCACGATGGTATGGTATAGATAGACATAAATGGGAAGAAGACATTATATCTGAACTAAAAAAATATACAGATAGAGAAATAAGAGTTAGACATAAGTTTATAAAGAATAGAGATTGGGGAGAAAAAGTATCTATGCCATTAAAAGAAGATTTAAAAAACTGTTGGGCAATGGTTTCATGGCACTCAATGTGTGCTGTAGAAGCAGTGATGAATGGCATACCTAGTTTTTCTAGTCCTCACTCACCTGCTAGTCCAGTTAGTTTACCACTATATAATTTAGATAGTATTGAAGAACCAGATATGCCAGAAAGAAAACAATGGTTATATTCACTTACAGGTGCTATATTTACTAAAAAAGAAATGAAGTCAGGTTATGCCTATGACTTTTTACAGGATGAAGAATGAGCAAATTGTTTAGTAGTTTATTGAGAGCAACAAAACATAAAGAACCATGGGAGTATTTTACTTTTGGTAATGTTTTAAACTCACAACAAATACATGAAATAAAAACTGCTGACATAACAAAAGATGGTGTGTTAAATGATGGCACTAGATCAGGTTACAGAGATGGTGTAGGTCAACAAAACAATAAGTTTAGAGAATATGTAACAAAAGACAACTGGAAAAAGTATCCTGGTTTAAGAATGTTTATAAAAGAATTACAAACAGAACCTATAAGAAACATGATCGCAGAGTTAGTAGGTAATAAAGAAAACTTTGTAGGTTCATATGTTAGATTAGAAGTATTAAATGACACACAAGGGTTTTGGTTAAAACCTCATTGTGATATACCAGAGAAGTTAATATCAAGTTTGATATATATTAATGATACTGCTGAAGATATAAGTTTAGGTACTGACTTATATAATGAGCAATTAGAACTAAAACATACAGTACCATTTTGGCACAACTTTGGTTATATATTTCATGGCCCTAACAAATGGCATGGTATGGAGAAGGGCAAGACAATAAGAACCGAGCGAAGGGGGATACAAGTTAACTATGTAACCTTTGAAACAGATTGGAAAGTAGAATGAACGAACAACAATTATATGACAAGATGAAACAGGTTGAGGCAGAATATTTAAAACCTCACAAATTTAAACAATACAAAAACTACTGGTTACCAGAAAAGATTGTAAAAGAAAGTACAAACGTTATATCAATGGGTGTACATAGAGATGTTGGTTGGGAACAAGCAATGTGTAATGAAAATAAAAATTTAAATATACATTGTTACGATCCTACACCTGACAGTTTAAGATTATTTAAAACAGATTTTGCTCATAAAAGTAAAATGACTTTTCATCCAGTTGCATATGCAAAAGAAAATGGTAACATGAGATTTTATTATAATAGAGATGACCTTTCTAAATGTTATTCATTATTACCTTTGCCACAATTTGGTGAAAATCCAGCGTATATTGAAGTACCTACAAAGAACTTAACAACAATGATGGCTGAAGATATGCCTGAAGTTGATATTATAAAAGCAGATATAGAAGGTGTATGGTATGATATTTGCAGAGAGATATTAGATAACAATATAAATTTTAAAGCGTTTCTAATTGAGTTTGAAGTTAAACTAATTGATAATGAAACTAGTATAAAAAGATACGAAGATTTATTAAAAGAGTTTAAAGAACGTGGTTATGGTTTATATTTAAACAGACCTAGAAATAAAATATTAAGTGAAGCAATAATTATTAATGAGTAGATTAACAGTTATATTACCAGCTGCAGGTAAAGGTACAAGATTAAACTTACCTTATCCAAAAGAAATATTAAGATTGGATAATGATAATGCTTTAATTGATAACTGTTTTAATTTTTTTAGAGATTATGGTCGTAAAGATGTTGAGTTTGTTGTAGTAATAAACGAAGATAAACCTGAACTACTTTCCTATCTTTCAAAATACAAAGATAAATTTAACATCACATTTACATATCAAAATCCTAACGAGAAAGAATATACTGGTGCAATCAAAAGTGCTAAACACTTATTTGGTGAACATAATCTAGTATTATTGCCAGATACACTTATGAGTTTACAACCAGGTGATGATCTATTAACTTTAGTTGAAGACTCATTATTAGAAACAGGTTTTACATTTTTATATAAACCTGAAAATGATGATGATATTTTAAAAACAAAAGGTGCGTTAAAAATTGTAGATGATAAAGTATTAGAGTATGAAGATAAACCACAAGAAAATTTAGAAACATACAATGCCTTTTGGTGTGCATTTGCTTTTAGAAAAAGAACATTTGATAGTTGTATAAACTTTATGGAGAAGTCAACTTTAAGAATGAAACAAAAAGTAAATGAGATTATAGAAACACCTATACATAATTCTAAAGCAATAAAAGTAGAAAAGTATATTGATTTAGGTACATGGAGTGAAATACGAAGATTATTAATTGATTATGAAAAAGATTATAACTGATTGTGATGGTGTTCTATTAGATTGGGCATTTGCTTTTGATGTGTGGATGTCAGAGCAAGGTCTTATAAGATTACCAAATACAGACCAAGAATTTTTACAAAGTAAAAGATATGGTATATCACAGAAAGATTCAGATTACTACATAACAAAATTTAATCAATCAGGTTCGTTAGGTTACTTACCAGCATTTAAAGATAGTGTTGAGTATGTAACTAAATTTGCAGAAAAAGGATACAGATTTGAAGTGATAAGTTCCTTAAACGCAGATAAGTATGCTCAAAATTTAAGAGCAAGAAATTTAAAACATATATTCGGTGATGTTTTTGATTACATAGACTCTAGTTTATCACATACACAAGGTAAAAGAAAAGTATTAGAAGATAGATACAAAGGTAAAGACTATATATGGTTAGAGGATAAAGTATCTAATGCTATTGCAGGTGATGAAGTAGGATTAAATACATACATTATGGATATGCCTTACAATAAAGAATACAAAGGTAAACGAATACAGAATTGGAAAGAGTTATATGACACCACACAATAGAGCAAACTCTACCGATTATGCAGAAACAGTTTTACTACCTGGTGATCCATTAAGAGCAAAATGGATTGCAGAAACTTATTTTGATAATCCTAAATTAGTAAATGATGTAAGAAACTGTTTAGGTTATACAGGCACTTATAAAGGTAAACCTATATCTGTACAAGCAGGTGGCATGGGTATGCCTTCTAACTCAATTTATATAACTGAACTA